CTCACAGGGGAGCAGAGTGCCTTACCTTTCATGGGTACAATAATCAGCCTGCCCTTGTGTTTAATCACATACGGTAGGATATACGAGGAGGTTAACGAGTAATGTGGCTATGGTGTATTATTGTAGGTGTGGCGTGTCTTATTTACGCCCTCTTTAAATCAAAGGAGAAATGATGAGTAAAATAAAAGAGAATTTGCTGGGCTATGAGTACGACCAAAACGATTGGATTGAACCAGCGGCACACGTTATGGTAGATGAGCTGGTAGAGTATCAGGTGTACTGCATGTCTCTATCAGAGCTGACACAGCGAATTACTAGGCAGGTCAGAGACGAATACTACGCCAATCCATATCAGGAGATGGTAACCAGACACAGAGAGGTATTTCCAAATGAGTAGATGTAAAGCGTGCGACCAGATACTAGGAGAATATGAGCTTAAGAGGATTGACAAATATACAGGGCATCATGTAGACTTATGCAATACCTGTTTCTCTCATTCTAATGACGCCCTAAACGAGCTGGGGGATGACTTAAGACATGTTTCTGAGACATTAAGTACGAAAGAGCTTGACGAGCTAGTCAGTACCGTTTATAATACTTAGGTAAGCAAGGGAAAGTTATTATAAATAATTAAAGTATTAACCAAATGGTACTTAAGTACCACAACAACCAAAAGGAAAGCACCATGGCAGTATTAGAAGGTTTAATTGCGTTTGAAAATCTAGATGAGCATGAGATGTATCAGGGTCAGTCAACAGGGAAATACTCTGTGGTATTGACACTAGATGAGGACACAGCGTCAAAGCTGACAGGCGTAGGCGTAAAGATGCGAGAGTATGAAGGCAGCAAACAGCGCAAGTTCAGCACCAAGTATGATGTGCCTATTGTCGATGCAGAAGGTGGCACCTTCAAGGGTCGTATCGGTCGAGGGTCTAAGGTACGCATTATGTATGCAGAGGGTCAGCCCCACCCAGTACACGGAACCAGCACCTACCTCAACAAGATTAAGGTCTTGGAAGTAGCAGAGCAGGAAGGTGGTGAGGACTTCTGATGACAGTAGAGTCAACATTTGTTCAACATGAGGCGTGCCCTTCGTGCGCCTCTAGTGACAATCTGGCTCGTTATAGTGATGGACATGCAGTCTGCTTCTCTGGGGGCTGCAACCATTACGAGCATGGCAACGGCCAGATAGGTCAACCAGTAAACAAGAAACCAGCGAGGTCTTTAGAGATGACAGGTGTAGTAGCAGCAATAACGGACAGGCGTATCTCTCAGGACACAGCAAAGCGTTACGGTGTGACAGTAGAGTACGGTACGGATGGGAAGATTAGTAAGCACCACTACCCTTACCACCACAAAGACACAGGCAATGCCATAGGCACCAAGGTACGCATTGTTGATAATAAATCATTCTATGCAACAGGAGGTTTTGATGATTCGGGGTTGTTCGGCCAGCAGGCATTCAAGGCAGGCGGTAAGTATATCACGATCACAGAAGGCGAGACGGACGCACTCGCTGTCAACGAAATGTTCGATGGAAAGTGGCCAGTCGTCTCCATCCGATCAGGGGCAGCAGGAGCAGCCAAAGACATCAAAGCCAACCTCGAATGGCTAGAGAGTTTTGAGAACGTAGTAATCTGTTTTGACAATGACAAGGCAGGACAGGAGGCAGCCAAGTCGGTGCTTGACTTGTTCACCCCCAACAAAGCAAAGAACGTCACGCTCCCTATGAAGGACGCAGGCGACATGCTACGGGACAACAAGGTACAGGCATTCGTTAAAGAGTGGTGGAACGCCAAGACCTACCAGCCGGATGGCATTGTGCGCGGTAGTGATACATGGGAAATGATCATAGAGCAGTCAGACGTAAAGTCTATACCCTACCCATGGGCCTGCTTAAACGAGCTTACGCATGGCTTTAGACCCAAGGAGCTAGTCACCATTACATCGGGGTCAGGCATGGGCAAGTCACAGATTGTCAGGGAGCTGGAGCATTACCTACTAGGTGCCTCAGAGGACAACATCGGTATCCTCGCACTCGAAGAGGACATACCAAAGACAGCATTGGGTATTATGTCAATCGAAGCCAACAAGCAGTTGCACCTTGACAAGACAGTGACACAGGAAGAGAAGAAAGGGTATTGGGATCAGACCATGGGGTCAGGACGTATCTTTATGTTTGATCACTGGGGTAGCACAAGCGAGGACAACCTGTTAGGCCGTATACGATACATGGCTAAAGGTCTGGACTGCAAGTGGATCATCCTAGACCACCTAAGCATTGTGGTTAGTGATCAGGACAACGGAGACGAGCGTAAGGCCATTGACTCCATTATGACTAACCTCCGTAAGCTGGTACAGGAGACAGGTGTAGGACTATTCCTAGTGTCACACCTACGCAGACCTAGCGGCTCCAAGGCACACGAGGACGGTGGTAAGATTAGTTTGGGAGAACTCAGAGGATCGGCGGCTATCGCGCAACTTAGCGACATAGTTATTGGTTTAGAACGTGACCAACAACACGCAGACCCAGAGACACGCAACACGACATGCGTAAGAGTACTAAAGAATCGCTTTGTCGGCTTGACAGGGCCTGCCTGTTACCTGTATTATGATAAGGAGTCAGGTCGTATGATCGAGACAAGTTGTCCAACAGGTGATGAAGCGGAGTTCTAATGAGTAAGATTGTATTTGACATAGAGGCCAATGGTTTTGAGCCTACCTTAGTCTGGTGTATTGCAGCCTATGTGCTGGAGACTAAACAGATGATTACATGGGCAGGTGATGAGCTACAAGAGTTTAATAGCTGGCTTAAGGATCAAGGTGACTGTGAAGTGATAGGCCATAACATAATTGGCTATGACATACCAGTGCTGAAGAAATTGTTAGGTACAGATTTTAGTAAATGTAAAGTTACTGACACATTAGTCATGTCCAGATTGGCAAGCCCCTCACGAGAGGGTGGTCATTCACTAGATAGCTGGGGCAAGACACTAGGTCAGCACAAAGGAGATTTTAATGATTTTACTGCGTATACAGATGACATGCTTGAGTATTGTAAACAGGATGTTACAGTTAACGAACTGGTGTACCAGAGATTACTTCACGAACTTCGTGATTATGGAAGCGAGAGTATTGATCTTGAGCATAGGGTGCAAGGCATTATATCACAGCAGATTAAGACAGGCTGGCTCTTAGATCAAGAGAAAGCATTTTTATTACTAGCGGAACTGAAGGAAAAGAAATATGACCTTGAAGACGAAGTGCATCAGACTTTCAAACCATTACCAACATTTATCAAAGAAGTTACACCCAAGATTAAGAAAGATGGTACGTACTCGATTGTTGGGCTTAAATTTCTAGGGGACGAGTGGGAAACAGCAGTAGCAGAGTTCAGTCGTATAGACTTCCCTGTGTTTAACCTAGGGTCACGACAGCAAATAGGGAGACATCTACAATACTTTGGCTGGAAGCCCAAGACATTCACGGAGACAGGGCAACCCATTGTAGACGAGTCAGTACTCAGAGATGTTAAAGGTATACCGGAGGCGGCACTGATTGGCGAGTACCTGATGATCCAAAAGCGTATCGCGCAGGTACAGAGCTGGCTAGACGCAGTTAAGAATGACGGTAGAGTACATGGGTACGTTAATCCCAACGGAGCTGTGACGGGCCGTATGACACACTCAAGCCCTAACATGGGACAGGTGCCAGCAGTCTACTCACCATACGGCAAACAGTGTCGTGATGTGTGGATAGTACCAGAGGGTTACAAGCTGGTAGGTATGGATGCCAGTGGACTTGAGCTACGAATGCTTGCTCACTACATGAATGACGAGGACTATACAAATGAAATACTCAACGGAGATATACACACGGCAAATCAGTTGGCTGCGGGCCTTGACACTAGAGATCAAGCAAAGACTTTCATCTACGCTTTCCTTTATGGGGCAGGAGACGCCAAGATCGGAAGTATCGTTGGAGGAACTAAGCGTGATGGTAAGAGACTTAAAGATAAGTTCCTTGCAAATACGCCTGCTCTTGGAAAGCTACGAGAACGAGTTGGATTGGCGGCTGGAAGAGGCTATGTTTATGGACTGGATAGGCGAAGGATCGCAATACGATCAGAACATGCTGCACTAAACAGCTTACTACAGTCAGCAGGCGCAATTGTTATGAAGAAGGCGTTGTGTTTGCTCGATGAATATGCTATACTATGGGGTATAGACTACAAAATATTAGGGAACATACACGATGAAATCCAGACAGAGGTCAAGCAAGAGAAATCAGAGATTTTCGGAAGGTTGGCAACAAGCTGTGTTGAAGCTGCCGGACAGCACTACAAGCTCAACTGCCCTCTCGCCGGAGATTACAAAGTTGGAAACACATGGGCAGACACCCACTAAGGGTAAGTACTACAAGGACAACAAGGAAGCAGTACAGGCAAGGGATGCTAAAAGGATGTGGGTTAACGGTGTTGAGGTTAAGAAGACACATCCACTATACAAAGCAGGCAGATACAAGGGTTTTGAAGATGCAGCCTTTAGTTCCTTAGAGAACTACAAAGACAACCCACAGGGTCAGGTGTATATAATCACGAACCCTGCATGGGAAGGTTGGGTAAAGGTAGGAATGGCTGTAGATTCGGAGGATAGATTAAAGAACTATCAAACATCAAGCCCCGAAAGAGATTATAAGTTATTTGACTATGAAGATTTTGGAGATAGGAGAGTAGCAGAGAGTATGGTACATGATTATCTACGTAAGCGTTTTAAACATAAGAACGAGTGGTTTGAGTGTAGTGCAAAAGCGGCAATGAAAGCAATAGACGCTATACATTCTGAGCTACATGGTTCCGCTATGATGCTTAATGAGTTATGTGACGCGGCTGATGACTTTGGAGATGTTTATTTAGGGGACGGTGTATGGCTAAGGGCATAAGAGAAGTGAAGACAACAGATAACGTAGTGGAAGACATCTACGCTCTGATGGAAAGCAAGGACGCTGACCCATCTGTAGATGTAGAGGCAGAGATAGAGAGATTCGGAGAGGGTGTCAAAGCTCTAATGCGAACGGAGTTTGGTCGGAAGAAGCGAGAGGATAACCGCAGGCTACGCCTGTCAAATATTGGCCGCACCGATAAGTACCTCTGGAATCACTTTAACGGGACGGAAGGCGAGAAGATAGAACCACACACCTATGTTAAGTTTATGTATGGTCATTTAATTGAAGAGATGTTAATCTTCTTGACACGAATGGCGGGACACAGTGTGACTGACGAGCAGAAGGTCTGCAAAGTCGAAGGGATCGTAGGACACATGGACTGTAAGATTGACGGGGTTGTGACAGATGTTAAATCAGCAAGTGCGTTTGGGTTTAAGAAGTTTAAGGATGGGTCACTAGCGTTTGACGATCCGTTTGGCTACATAGACCAGATCAAAGCCTACGCTTACTCAGAAGGTGCTACACAGTTCGGTTGGCTGGCGATGGACAAGGCTAACGGTCACTTGACTTATCTCAAGTATGACCTAGAAGACACACAGGCCGCTGTCTACGATGTACTTAAGCAGCCTATTACTGAAAGAGTTAAGCATGTAAAAAAGCTAGTAGAGCAACCAGAACCAAAGGAGTGGTGTACACAACCTATACCGGACGGCAAGTCAGGAAACTTAAAGCTCTCTATTGGTTGCTCGTACTGTCAGTTCAAAGACCATTGCTACCCAGATTTAAGGGTGTTCAATTACGCATACGGGCCGAAGTTTCTCGTCAACGTAGTAAACGAGCCAAGAGTAAGGGAGATCATGCCAGATGAAGAGGGCTTTTAGATCAGGGTTAGAGAAGGACTTATCGGAGAAGTTAGACGGGCAGTACCAGTTTGAACCTTACGGGCTGCCCTACACTACGCACAGGAAGTACCTACCGGACTTCGTACACGAAGACAAGGCAGTACTGATAGAGTGCAAGGGCTTCTTCAGAGTAGGCGACACACAGAAGTACAAGGCCATTAAAGACTCGATGCCCGAATGGGAGATCATCTTTGTATTGTCAAACCCTAGTAAGAAGGTACGGAAGGGTGGTAAGATAACAATGGGTGAGTGGTGTGAGAAGGAAGGCTTTAAGCACTACACCATTGAGACAGCAAAGGATATGGTCAAGTACATCAAAGGGAAGAAAGTCTAATGGCTACGACACTTGATGAACTAAAAGAAGAAATGGAAAAATGGCTTGATGAGGATTTAATCTGTGAACTGTTAAGTATTACAACAGCAGACTTGATTGATGCTTTTGAAGATAGAATAATTAAAGACTTTGACAGATTAGTAGAGGATTTTGAAGATGAGTATTAATGACGCAACACGGTTTGACTGGGACAGGTTACGAGACAACCACCCCGCAGTAGAGAAGACAGGCTTAGAGCCATGGGCTACTATGGCAGAGGAAGAAGCAGAGGAAGATGTAGTCAATAACCCAGAGCATTACAACACTGGAACCATTGAGTGTATTGAAGCCATTGAAGAGTCTATGTCCAGTGTAGCGTACAAAGGCTATCTCAAAGGCAACGCCATGAAGTACCTCTGGCGCTATGACTACAAAGGTAAGCAGGTAGAAGACCTACAGAAATGTCAGTGGTACTTAGCACGCCTGACACAAGTAGTAATATTTGAAAACGAAGGAGAATAAGATGGATCAGTACCAACAGTTTATACACAAGAGCCGCTACGCACGATGGATACCCGAAGAAAGCAGACGAGAAGAGTGGCATGAGACAGTAAACAGGTATGTAAACTTTTGGAAAGATCGTGGACAGATAGACGAGAAGACAGCCCTAAAGTTATTTAATGCAATACACAACCTAGAAGTCATGCCTAGCATGCGTTGTATGATGACAGCAGGTGTAGCACTAGACAAGGATAACGTAGCAGGGTATAACTGTAGCTACTTACACATCGACTCACCTCGTAGCTTTGATGAGCTGATGTATGTCCTGATGTGTGGTACTGGTGTAGGCTTTAGTGTTGAACGTAACTACATCAACAAGCTACCAGAGATTGCAGAGAGCTTCCATAAGACTGACAGTGTTATCATGGTAAGCGATAGTAAGATTGGTTGGGCCTCAGCATTCCGTGAGCTTATTGCTATGCTCTATGCTGGTAAGATACCGCAGTGGGATGTCAGTAGAGTACGTGGTGCAGGTGAACGACTAAAGACCTTCGGTGGTCGTGCTTCAGGGCCAGACCCTCTGATTGATTTGTTTAACTTCTGTATCGAAGTGTTCCAGAAGGCTAAGGGTCGTAAGCTGACCAGTATTGAGTGTCATGATATTGTTTGTAAGATTGCTGATATTGTAGTTGTAGGTGGTGTACGTAGGTCTGCACTGATCAGCCTCTCTAACCTCTCAGATCAACGTATGGCAAAGGCTAAGTCAGGACAGTGGTGGATAGACGAAGGACACAGAGCGTTAGCTAACAACAGCGTAGCGTACACTGAGAAGCCTGACTTCCAAGCATTCCTGTCAGAGATGCAGACGATGTACGAGAGTAGAGCTGGTGAACGTGGTATTTTTAGTCGTGTAGCAGCACAGAAGATTGCAGGACGCAATGGCCGCAGAGATAACACCTACGAGTTCGGAACTAATCCATGCTCTGAGATCATCCTACGGAGTAATCAGTTCTGTAACCTGTCAGAGATTGTTGTACGGGCAGATGACACGCTAGAGACACTAAAGGCTAAGTCAGAGACTGCGGCTATCATTGGTACACTACAGGCTACGTTGACGGACTTTAGATACCTACGTAACTGTTGGAAGAAGAACACAGAGGAAGAGGCTTTGCTAGGCGTTAGTATGACAGGTATTATGGATCACTACCTGTTGAGCAAGGGTGACTCACCTGACTTAGTTAAGTGGCTAGAGGAGATTAGAGATGTTGCTGTGGACACTAACGAGAAGTGGGCTAAGAAACTTGGCATTGCACAGTCTGCTGCTATTACGGCTGTTAAGCCAAGTGGTACTGTTTCTCAGCTTGTTGACTCTGCTTCTGGTATCCATCCTCGCTTCTCTAAGCATTACATTCGACGGGTACGTAGCGACAAGAAAGACCCACTGGCAGTCTTTATGGAAGCATCAGGATTCCCTGTAGAGCAAGACGTTATGTCACCAAGCTCGTCAGTGTTTAGCTTTCCTGTCAAAGCACCATCGGTAGGAGCAATGGAGCAGCTTCAGCTATGGAAGGCTTACCAGAACCACTGGTGTGAGCATAAGCCAAGCATCACTGTTTACTATACAGATGATGAGTTCCTGCAAGTAGCACAGTGGATATGGGAGAACTTTGACATCTGTTCTGGTATTAGTTTGTTGCCGTTTAGTGATCATGTATATCAACAAGCTCCGTATGAGGACATCACTGCTGAGAAGTATGACGAGTTACTAGCAGCAATGCCACAGGGTGTAAGTTGGTCTGACCTAGAGAACCATGAGAAAGAAGACAACACTACAGGTTCCCAAGAGTTAGCGTGTACAGGAGGGGCATGTGAGATAGTGTAAACTAGAGATAAAACTAAGGGGCCTTAAGTGGCCCCTTTTTTATT